GTGCTGTCACGGCTCTTAGAAAGACTTGCGATATCATCGAGCAGTCGCCGATGCTCACGGTCATACAGTTCACGAGTGACGAACGTACCGCGCTCGGTGTCAATCTGCTTGCGCAGTTCGTTCATACTCTCAAGCCGCTTGTCGGTAGCTTCCTTCGCTACACCGAGCGCGATGCCCTCCAGCCGGTGTGTATCGGGGTGGCTGCTCTGCCACGCCTCCAGCACTGTGATGCGACGGTCTAGCGGCGGCATAGCGTCATGGACGCGCTCGAACTCCTTCTGCAGATGCTCCAGTCCTCCAACTGCTACGCCCATGGCCTAACCTCTACACTAGGATCGCACGGCTGAGTCATATCGTGATGAGAGAGCCACTTGCGAAAATACGGCATTGTGAACGCGGTAACGGCGGCGAATACACGGTCGGACTTGTGGTGCCCAGCCATATAGTCTGTAACGGCGGCCTCTTGCGTAAGGTAGCCGAGCATCACCTTGTGCTCATCAAAGCTCTTGCCATCTAGTTTGTACTGGTCGACCACGTAGACGTTGCTGCTTTCCGGGTCGGGGCCGACGTAGCAGTCAATGGAGTCACCGTCCGCGCCGGTAGTTCCTTCGATAAAACCGTAAGCTGCCGGCAGGGTGCGCGTCCAGCCGGGGCCTGACCGCGTGCCGCCTTTGGGCGTCTCGATGCGTACGGGCAAGGCGTGATACAGCATCATATCCGCGTGCTTGGTGCTAGGCCCGTCGGCGTCGGTGGCAAAGCCGTTCCAGCCTTCGTCACTTACTATTTTGTAGCGCCCGTTTTCAAATTCACTCCATGACACCCGGTCTACCGAGCCGCGGCGATCCTTCATCTCGATAAATGCTGGCTGAACGGCGCCCTTCGGCTGAATAACACTAGTCACTGTACAAGTGATGGCACCCGGTCCGCGGACCTTGTCGCCGCGTCTTGGAATGGTGGCGTCGGTGGCTTGCGAGCTGAGAGCTGTCTTTACTTCCTTCACAGTCGCAAAACAGTTTGTTACTCGCTTACCATTCTTATATGCTGCAAATACCCTTCGTGAACCTGGTGTAGCAACTGGCACAATCTTAATTTCATGATCTTTGTAAATTACAGAAGGAACTTCATCCTCCGCCCTTTCAGGCGCCGCGTACGCAACCACCTCGCCCGTTGTAAACGCGACCTGCACCGTGGGCTCACCGAACAGGTCGTGAGTGCCGGTGGTCACTTTACGCACCGTCAACTGCTTGCCGTTTACATCGACCTTACTACCGGGCTTCAGCCCAGTGGGCAGCGAGTCCATGGCCGGGGCGGTGCCGACTGGAGCGACCGTGTCTTCGTCCTCATCTTCGTTTTCGTCCTCATCTTCAGGAATTTCAGCAAGATGCTCAGAGCTAGGCGATGCGAGCTTCTCCTTGCCTGCCTTGTCCTCCTCCTTGAGGGCCTTGGCCGGGCCGCTGGCGGCGCTCAATCCACCCTTACCTTCGCCGAACAGGCCCTCGCCCATTTCGCCCTCGGCCTGCACTTTATCGCTGAGCTTCGCGATGTCCTCGTTGGTCAGGTTAGTGCCGACGCCCGTGAGGTCGCTGCTCTGCTTGACTTCACGGCCTACAACCCGCGGCGACATTACACCCGCATTTTGATAAACCACCAACGTATCCGCAACGGCCTTTGCAAGTTCTGCTTTTTCTTTCTCATCCAGGACGCGGATGCTCGGGCAGATAAGATCTAAGTCTGCAGGAACTTCTCCAAGTTCACTCATACAAATCACGGGGTACATCTTTTCCAGCTGAGGAAGGACGTAGGTCGCCTGGTCGCTGGCAATCTTCTCGTCGTACACCTTCTCGTCACCCTCATTGGCTGTGCCACCAAGGCCCGAGTAGGTGCGCCCCCACAACCGGGTAACCGGGATGCCGCTGCCGCCAGAAAGCTCCAACTGGAACAGTTGATACACCTCGGCCAGTCCTGAGAATGTGTATGACGTCGCCTCGAGCTTTCCATCTTTTGGTAAGGGTATCAAGCTCTGGTTCGACATCATGGCGTTCACGGCGGAGAGGCGCTGCTCCAGGCGCTTATTGGCTTCCTGCGTGCCGCCTACGCCGGACAGGATCTGCTCTAATTGCGGAAATTCGATTCCCAAAAGATTCGCGCGGAAAGTTAAATTGAGAATGTTGAAGCTGGCATTGTCTACCTTGGTGATGGCCTCGTAGATCGGCTCTAATACGGAAATACCCCAATACGACTGGGCGCCGTCCTCGGGCGCGGGTACAGAAGGTCCAAGAAAACGCAGCAGACGGCTGCTGTGCACTTTGAATGAACCGCCGCCCTTTGTCCGGACTTCATACATCTCAGGCTTATTGAAATCGAGCGGCCGGGTGATGTCCGTGCACACATCACCAACGGGCGTCAGCCCGGTCCAACGGTCGAACGGCAGCACCCCTTTGAACGACCCGATGCCTACACTGTCCAGGTCGAGCGGCTCATCAAGCTGGTCGCCCTGACCGTCGATAATCATCAACGCCCCGGCCCCGCCGAACAGCCGCGCCCACGTAATTGCCGTCAAAATGCCGTTTTTCGTATTTGTCTTACGCAGTGCACGGTCAAGCTTTGTCAGGTCTTTCGGCTCAATGTCGCTCGTCAGCTTGGGCCACGCTTTTACGCAATCCATCGCAGGAATGTCGACGATCTTACGGCTTACCCAATGATTGCGATAGAGAGTTACAAGACTCCAGAAATCGTAGCTGAAGCGCACCAGCTCATAACTCGCACCCTGTGCCAAAGAGTTGGTGCCCCAGCCAGACCGCGCCGCTGCATTCGTAAAAACGTCGGCGGCAAAGGCAGACGTCAGCCCCTGTGCTCCAAGCATCGTCTCGACAAGGTTGGGCTGCTTACGCTTGCTCTTGGAGGTCCTGATGGCCGGCGCTCCGTCAACAGTTTTACTTTTCTTCGGCATTCGCCAACCTCCTTGCTTCCTCTGCTCGTATCCTACCAAGCTTTTGAGCTGCTATCACCTCAACACGTCTTACAGGGTCGCTCCAGCATTTGCTGGCTATGGTGGATAGGCGTAGTAACTCTTCAGGCCTAAAAGCTCGTACTTTAGCAGCTTCTGCCATATTTTTTCGGCCCGCTTCAGTCTGCATGCCCCGCCTTATAGCGCCTACCGCTTTGTCGTGCTCCACGGGATCGGCCCATCGAGCTTTTGCAGATTCTGACATCTTGCTACGACATGATTTAGTCTTAATACTGGCGGTTCGCGGTGCTACCGCCTCTGGCTGGCTTAGTGAAACTCTTAATCTGGCCTTGTATTCCGGATCAGCCCATCGAGCTTTAGACCGGGCTCCTGCCGCGGCGCGGGTTTCCTCGGTTCTATGTGTAGTTGCATAATCTGGGTCTTGCCAAAGAGCAATCGAAACGGCGGCGGCCCGCGCTCGCGCTTCAGGAGTTCTGGATTTAGCCCTTCTAGTTGTACCTGACTCAGACGCCCACGCGGCTAGTTGGGCCTTTGACAACTTTTCTAGTGTTTCTGGCTTAATGGCGTGATGCTCACGAATTTCTGAGTCAGCCCATTGAGCCTTAGATATTGCCGCAATCTTATTGCGCGTCTTCTTGGACATCTTAAACTGTCCGCCGCCCGTAGTTAGGTTGTACCCGCCACCCAACGGATCGTCGATAAACGTATGGAGCTTCTTAATGTAGTACGTCTCCATCTTGTTCAACAATTCAACAGGCCCGCGCCAGACTACCTCCCAAGTAAACCCAACCTCGTAACCGTTCTTACGAAGAGCATAGTGAAAGTAGAACTTCGAACCTTTGCGTGCGGCTTTTGCATGCTGAGGCCAACGATGCGTTTCAGGATAACCTGACTTGTCCTGCCCGACGTAGCCCTTCTGATTCTTCTTGTTTACAGCGTGGTAAATGCAACCCCAGCCGGGTCGATGCTTCTTCACAACCATTCCGTTCTCATTCCACGGTAAACTAACTGAGGGAAGCGCGGGTGAATGACGTCCACGCTTGTCGGGCCGCGAGCCCTATCCCTCAGATCTCAACTTCCGCCTCAGTCAGAACGTCATCTGCGGAAAGCCAAATGACAGTTTCCTCGCTATGCGGTGACACAGTCACGCCGCCCTTACCGTCTGCCTCGAACGCCCAGAGCAGCCGGGTCTCAGTGTCTAGGATGGCGTCCAGTACGA